ACTGTCAGCTTCAGTCTGTATCACCTTTTCAAGCAAAAATATATTTAGTGAAGGATTAGTGTCTAACCAAGCTTCCTTGTCATGCACGTCAGTAATCTTTTCAACGCCCCATTCAGTCCAAACACCAGCAGCGCCTTCTAGCTTGTTCCGTCTATTTCTGGCAAACACCTCGCCAACAGTTTCAGCCATTGGTGGCGTTCCGGCGTAGATAATTTGAGGATTGCCTGTCTTAGCTGATGCAGTCGTTGGCACCAACGCTGATTGATGTGAATCAAGCATCTCTGCAGCCTCATCACATATCAGATCATCGTTAGTAGATCCCAAACCACCCATGCGCGTCCTAGTGTAAAAATGATACTCAGCGCCATTCAAAAATTCAATAAACTTATAATTTCTTGGTTTTTTACGAAATCTTGGCGTTAATAAATTGAATATTTCTTGGTGTTCATTTTCATAGAAAAAATCTTGCACACGTTTAATGACAACATCAACTGTATTCTGCTGCTGAGCAGTAAACAGACCTTTGGCTTTGCGAAAAATAATACCATAGATAATCCGCGCTACAATAATCTCAGTTTTGCCATTTTGGCGAGGCACGCTCAAGCCGCAATCAAGATTGACGAAATTACCGTCCTCATCCTCAGCCAGCCAACGACGCAGTACCAAACGCTGCCATTCAAGCAGTGTCATGCCATATTCATCAAGCAGCTCAAATAAAAGCTCGGCTTTTTCAGTATTACCAGGACTATACAAATCAATTCGCGGTATTTGGTTATTTTTTCGCTTTTTTCGCGGCATTAGAGGTATCCTTAATCACCTTTTTCTTTTTCGTCGCTCCTACAGCCTTAGGTGCGGTTTTAGCCTTTTTAGATGTAGGCTTAGCTGCTTTTTTCGCTTTTTTCGTGGCATTAGAGGGCGCTGCCGCTTTTGCTAGGACCTTTTCCAGGACCGAACCAGATTTTGGACGGCGGGACCGAATATTCTGCAATTCTTTTCTAAAAATATTGATATTCTGAGACAACCTCGCCACTTCCTGCTGTGAAATGCTTGACGAGGTAAGCTGCTCAACATTTTGACGGATCAAACTCTCATAGAACTTCTCGTCATCATCACCGATTGCAAGACCCATAATGTCGGTTTCAATCTCTTTGTCGAGTCTGCCTTTATAAAGCTTGTCCATTTTGCCAGGATTATCAAAAATATCAATCCAGCGCATAGCAGCCGCATATCCATCACCAGGAAGTCTCGCTTTTAGTTCTTCTATAGAATCAATCAGTTCAGCGGCAGGTATTTTTCTAAAAAACTCTAACCATTCATCATAGCCATAATTTTCAGTGCCTTCCAAATTCATACGACTGCCCTCCAATATAACTTTTATTATTATAACATAAATCAGCTATTCCGCCAGCTCTGTTATAGTCACCTCCACGCGAGGATTTTTTCTATCAACACCGCCAAAACTTATCATCAGGCGGTTAACTATTCCACAGCAATCATCTTCTAAATAACCAGCATCGACTAGCAGGTCGAGTATGCTACTTGCCATGTTATCGAGATCGTGACGGATTCTATCTTTATTATAAAAAACCATCATTACTTCTAAGGGACCCTCCCATTTCATGTTTCTAAACTTACGAACCTTAGAGGAAAAACATATCTCTTTCATGGCTGCCTCGTGCCAATTGTTAAATTTCTCGCTGTTAGCAATAAATCTATTACCAGTGCGTGAATTTTTCAAAATCCGTTTATTATTCTTCTTACTCGGAACCTGACCTGCGATATCGAATTTAATATCACGCATCTCTCAAAGTCCCACAATGATTACTTGGTATTTTATTGCCGCCAGCTTGACCAACAATCTTAATGTCGTTGACGTCTACAAACTCAGCACCAGCAGCTGCGGCTACTTGACGATATTTGTCTTCAAAGGCGGTTGCGCCAAGTTCTATAGTTTCAAGTACAGCATCGGTAAACTCATTTGGTACAGACACTAGGATTGCTTTTCGGTTTTCAGTGTTGTCGCCGAGATAAATTAGTTTATTAGGGTAATAGCCATTGCTTGTCATAACACATCCTCCGCACTATTTCTTGTTTGATTAAAACCATCCTGTAGCATTTCTCGAAGGTCGGTTGAGCCGTTATAAAACTGCGTTATGAATCCATAAACACCATCTTGAACCTGAGTGATTTCAACAAAGTTGTCATACGCGTCGAAATCTTTATCTAGTTCGACCTTATAAATGCAATTTCCGTCGATAACAATATAGCCGTTATCTTCTAATTCATACTCGTCAATTTCTTCTACATCTTTGTAGTATTGATTACGTTCTTCTCTAGGAATACTTTGCCAGAAATTTTTCAAATTAGCTTGAAGTTCATCAACGTCTTTATATTTTTTACAAAGTGTGAGTTTTCCTTTTCGTCCTACAGTTTCACTCATTATTCTATCTCCCTTCCATTTTTAACAAGCTTAAGATATTGTCGGGTTTTTCTACGGAATACTCGGTTAGCCATCACGTATACAGCTTTACATCCGTCCTCAAACTTACAACAGAAGCCTCTAGTTCCCCATATTTTGTAGCGTTTGGCTGATTTAATTCTAGACATTATCGTATTCTTTCTTACGTTTCATCCGACAAAACCTCTTTTATGTAGGAATGAAAGACTATTGCCCATAAAACGAAAAGAAATATTTCTATCAGATAATTTCGTACAATTAGCATCCAAGTTAGTATAAAAAACACAGTTATGAATAATTTGTCTGAGTGCTTCATCAGTTGGTTTTCTCCTCTTTTATATATTTCTGCATTTCGACCAAATAATCATATAGCTTGCCAGCGTCGGTAACGTGCCACTCTTTACGACGCTTTTCGTCGGTGATGTAGCAACATTCAGGCACTTCGCCAGCATGCGGCGCATCCCAGAGCCACCAGCTAATGGTTTGGTCGCTATCATCAAATTCAGTTTCTAACGTAATTACTAAGCTAGTCACGAGCTGCGATATGTAAACTACAGACTCTTCATCTGTTATGTCGCCGAGCGCTTGGCTAATTTCGTTATCTTTGCGCTGCTGCGCTTGAATATCTGCAATTATCTCAATAAATGTTTGCCGTTTCATCACTTCCTCATCTCTTTAATCTTTTCCATCTATAAATCCTTAATCTAACTTATTAAGTACAATCTCATATCTGCCGTCATCAAGGACAATCTCTGCGCGTCTGCCCTCTGACATTTTAAGAACTTCTACAATAACGTTGAGAGATAGCTCTAATTTAATTTCTGCTGGTGCTAAACTCCATAAAACTTCTAGTGGTTCTGGCATATAATTCTCCTTTTTAATTTTTCCTCAACCGCAGAACTGGGGCAAGGCGACACCAAGTGTATATCATTGATTAATTACTTTAAGGATTGATGTCGCCAGTTGATAGCACCAAATGATAGTTGTGTAGAATAGAAAAATAGGCATACAATTTTTTCCAGGTAAGCAAAAAAGGTGCGTTGGTGCTACCAGTTGAACAGACGATACACGTTGCACTGCAGGTTGCTTCAATTCCAGCTCACAACGTTCCACGATTTTTGGTCACGTGCCGGGTGGGTGTGGCACGTCCAGAAAGGAGTTGTGCATATCATCTGTCCAGTTCTGCGGTTGAATTGTTAATGTTCTACTGGGTACAAATCGTACCCGTTTACTTACGTTTACTTATACGACCACCGCGTTTTCCAGCACACTTCTTCACGAAGTGAGGACCGTCGATTAAGTCGCAGTCGCATTCAATATCTTGAGCAAATCCTTTACAACTTCCGTGGCTTGCAAATGTAGCAGAGCCACCCTTTCGTACAATTTCTGCATAAAAGTTCGGGTTGCTTGCTAGGTTTTTCTGAGCGGCTTTCAATCCGCCCTGCCTATTGCCAGCCATTATTCTTCCTCCTTAATTCCAAAATATGTTAACCAGTCTTCTCGGTTTTCTTTAATTGATTTTCTAGCGTCTTCTGCGGTCTTGTAGTGTATAGTTCCACCATAATGACTATAGACAAAACGTTCAACAATCAATCTCTTAGCACGACAGCTATACCCAACAATCCAGCCGAGCTCACCATTGTTAAAGTCTGGCTCAAAGTCTGAGGTTTTTCGCAGTCTGACTTCGGCTAGTTCACGGTCGCGTGCTTTTTCGCACTCTTCTTCAGTGCGGAATACTCTACCAGTACACCAAGCATTGTAATCACGCAACATTCCAGTGTAAGCTGTTGGTCTTATATTGGTATTCTCAAGAACAAAACACCTATCGCCAATTTTAGGCTTCCAATGAATACTGTCTACTGGTTCTTTGATTTCCTCGAAGAGCTCTTCAGTGAGGTCATTACCGATAAAAATAGGACCTACATCGTTTTTAGTTATTAGTGTCCTTGCGCCAAAAAGCGACTTACCTTCCGACAATATAGTGCCTTTTTTAAGTCCTGGT